TGGGAAGGCGCGAAGTGCTACCGCCTCTGCTTCGACGACGGATCGACAAGGATCATCGTCACCAAAGGGAACTGGTCGGCGGCCAAACGGCTCTCGGTCTCCGAAGACTGCGAAGTGATTCCGGAGATCGTCGAGGTCAAGACGCCGTTCTATCAGGCGTTCCGAATCGACCGTTTGGTGCACGTGACCGAGATTCTGCCTGGCGACATCCTGTCGGAACTCGACTCCAAGAAGCCTACAGAATAAGGCGAATCCGTAGAATATTGGAAGAATCTAGAATCGGGCTTGACATGACATGACAAGGCGCTAGGATGGTTGCGTCCCAAGTGGACGGAGATGTCCAATGCGCTGGCACGCACTCACGAATCCGAAGGTGATCGCGATGCGGGCTTCGATCGAAGAGATCGACGCCTACCTGAAGAAGATCGAAGGCTCGATCGCTGCGCAACTTCTTCGCGTCGTCACCATGCACGAGCCCGTTCGCGTCCGGAAGGCCCGGGCCGCGATCGACCTCCTCAAGCGTCAGCACCTCAACCTGTCGGAAGCGCGATCCATCTGGATCGACGACTTCCGTCGCACCGAATCCGGAGACCCCTCATGAACTACAACGATCTGCTCGAAGTAACCATCGCCCTCGGTTTGACCCTGCTCTTCGTCACCGGACTCTGTGTCGCCGGTTGGAACAAGGTCAACCAACTCCTCGCCGATATCGAGGCCCTGCGACGGAAGGTCCGCTCATGACCCTCCGTGATCATCTGACGGCCATCGGTGGAGGCGCGTACGTCGCGTCCCTCCTCAATGTCTCCGAGGCTCAAGTGTCGCGCTGGGCGCGCGGCCTACTCATTCCGGAGCGGCACCTCCCGCTCCTCTGCACGTTGCTGAAGTTGTCGCGGCGAGAGGTGATCGCCGCACAGATCGAGTTCCTTCAACAGGAGATGTCCAAGTGAAGTTGCAAGTCCTTCGCGGCCCCGTCCGCACCCCTGATCGCGTCATCGTGTACGGTCGTCCCGGCACGGGCAAGTCCACGTTCGCCTCGCAGGCTCCGTCGGCCCTCTTCATCGACGTCGAACGCGGCTCGTCGAACCTCGACGTGGCTCGTATCCACCCGACCACGTTCCAACAGGTTCTCGACGTCGTCAATGACTGGCCGACCGAGTTCAAGACTTGCGTGATCGACACGCTCGATGCCCTCGAGAAGTTGATCTTCGCTCACGTCTGCACCGAGGCCGCGGTTGAATCCATCGAGGCGATCCCGTACGGCAAGGGCTACATGCGTGCCTCGGAGAAGTGGTCCGACCTGCTCGCGGGTCTCGACCGTCTCCGCTCGTCGAAGGGCGTCGAGGTGCTCCTCCTGGCGCACAGCGTCGTCCGCCAGGTGACGAACCCGGCCGGGACCGACTACTCACGCTTCGAGTTGGGCGTGCACGCCAAGTCGGTCGGCCTGCTCATGGGATGGGCGGACACGATCGCGTACGCCGACATCGAGCATTCCGTCACCAAGGACGAGAAGTTGATCTCGACGGGCCGTCACGTCCTCCGGCTCTCGCCGGGTGCGTGGGAAGCCAAGTGCCGGACGAAGGGCGCACCGTCGGTCATCGACACGTCGTACGAAGCGTACGCGAAGGTCCGCGAACTCGGGCCGAAGCCCGTCGACGCTGCGCCGGCCGACTGCGCGGCGATGTACGCCGAGGCCGTCGAACTCCTGAAGACGGCACCGACCGAGGTGGTCGCGGCCGCGAAGACCCACATCGACAACAACAAGGACAACGCGGACGCGCTCCGCAAGGCTCTCGCGCGGCTTCGCGCGATGAAGTGAGGTGAACCATGGACTGGAACCGACTCAAGAATGACACCCCTCAGGAAGGCGGCAACCGTGCCAAACTCGGCCCCGGCAAGCACGTCGTCAAGGTGGCTCGCGTGACCTCCCGCAAGAAGGACGGTCAGTTGATCACCGACAAGAACGGCAACCCCCAGTTGGCCGTGACCTTGTCGAATCACGAAGGCGAGATCTCCTACTTCGCTCCGACCCGCGGCACGCTCGTGTGGAAGCTCGAGCGGCTGATTACGGTCGTGTGCACCGACAAGGACTTCGACAACCTCTCGAAGCGGCGCGTCAGCCTCGACGACTTTATGCGCGAAGACGTGCATAACGAGTTCCTCGTCGGCCGGATGCTGCTCGCCCAGGGCAAGGTCCGCGGCGACTTCATCGACTGGTCGCTGTTCAAGGCCCCGCTACCCTCCAAGTTCAACCCGCCCGACGCAACAAATGCCCATGTCGAAGACATCCCCTTCTAAGAAGGCGGTCCCGCGAGGGAACTACACGGCGGGTGAACTGGCCCTCATGGGCGAGTGGCTCGCCGTGTCGGAGCGGCTCATGCGCATGTGCCGTGCGGTGCATGCCATGGATCCTGAGGACGGTGAGCGGCAGCGGATGGCCGCTCACCTCCGACGGATCAAGGAGTTCGTGTCGCAACGATTCACACTGATGGAGACCTACCTTGCCACGCAAGAAGATCATGATCCCGAATCGGGAATCGACGGGGAACGAATCCCTCGAGGCGTTCGTGGAGGTGATGCACCCCCTGCTGCTCACGGCTGCCACGAAGTTGACGAAGACGAAGACCTTCCCTGAGGCCCTGATGGTTCTGCACGAGGTGCAAGTCGGAATGAAGGAGGCGACCGTGCTCGCCCTCAAGAGGAGAATGATGTGACACCGGAGATCGAAGGCTACGTCACCCAGGCCGAGATCGATGACTTCGCCGAGCAAATCGGTTACAGAGGCAAGTGTCATAGGAATCCGTACCTTGCCGTCGGCGCACTGACGGTCATGACGGGCGCACTGACAGTGGAGCATTGGCGCATTGATAATCGGCCACGGATCGCATTCTTCTGTCGCAACAAGAAGCGCAACAACTTCTTTCTGTCACCCAAGTTCAAAGACGCTCCCAACACTCAGGAGATCGCCGCTCGCGCCAAACTCGTCGAGTACCTATGGGTACGGGTGGTGGTGTGGGGTTGGCGGGACACTAGCACCAAGAAGCTCGCGACCATCGGCACGATCCACGATCTTCGTCGGCACCTTGACAGCCAGTTACCGAAGCCCAAGACTCCGAAGCCGTCCCAAGAAGTGCTCTTCGACATGTCGCTCGGCGACCCGGAGGCGTGAGATGTCATTCGATAGCAAGTTCGATCGGAAGTCTTCCATCGGTGCGTCCGAGGCCGCGGCGGTGCTCGGCGTCGACCCGTACCGAACCCCGTACGACGTGTGGCTCGAGAAGCGCGGAGTGCCCGTCGCCGATCGCAAGTCGCCGTACTCCGAAGCAGGCAACGCCCTCGAGGCCGCGGCGGCCGAGCGGCTTGCGAAGGTGACAGGCTGGGCATTGAAGGACCCGGCTCGGACCTACAGGCATCCGGCCTTCCCGTTCCTGTCCTGCACTCCGGACCGCATCATCGACTCGACCCACGGAGTGGAACTCAAGACCATCTTCTCGGACAAGTCGGCGGCCAAGTGGGGCGACCGACCGCCCCTCCACTACGAGATCCAGTGCCGGATGTGCATGGCCATCATGGACGCCGAGCGGTGGACGATCTACGGGGTCCGAGCGACCCTCGATCCCCTCGGCCTCGAGGAGGGTGCGACCGACCACTGCCTGACGATCGACCGCGACCTCAAGATCGAGCGGCTGATCCTCGCTGACCTGATCGGGTGGTGGGTCCGGCACGTCGAAGGGGGTGAGACCTGCCCGAAGGAGCGTCGGGAGCGGAACTTCGCAGGACGGCTTATAGGGCGTTGGGAGGCCGCGTCGGTGTCCGAAGCCAAGGAGGCCTTCCAAACGTCCCTTATGGCGTTCTACGCCAACGGAGGGGCCTTCTGATGCACGGCCTGTGGGTCAAAGTGTTCGGATCCATCTTCGACCACCCGAAGACGGTCGACCTCGCCGCGGCCCTCGTCGGGCTCGGCGTCGACCCCGTCGCGGCCCGTGACGTCGCCGTCGGCCAGTTCGTTCGGCTGACGTGCTGGGCGAGGGCTCACCGGACCGACGGCCGGGTCGACGTGCTGACCGCCGACGACTTCGCGCGGATCTGTCGCTTCACCGGCGACGCGGACGGCCTCCGGACCGTGTGGCTCCGCTCGGGGTTCGTCGACGACGGCGCGACCCTCCACGAGTTCGGCGGCCTCGCACGCACGCATGCACGCGCGCACGCACGCTTGGGCACGCACGCATACGCACGCACGCACGGAACAGAAGAGAGGAGAATAGAGGAGAACCCCCCCCAAGCCCCCCCCTCCGGGGGTGGAGGGGTTCGCTTCGCTCAGGTCCGCGACCTCCACCAGGAGTGGGTCAGGATCCGAGAGGACCGGAAGATGCCGTCGACGTCGTTCGAGGACCTCGACAGACGCGAACGCAAGGCACTCGAGCGTCTGTTGAAGTTGTGCAAGGGCGACAGTGAACTCGCCACTAAGGCGTTGCGACGCTTCCATGCCTTGGACGATAGGTGGTGCAGCAGCCGAGGCTACGATCTCGAGGCACTGTTGGCACGTGCTGACGTCGTCGTCGCCGACGTGATGCCGCGACAGTCAGTGGCGACTGTTGCACCGACAGTCGAACCCGTAGAACTTGCGCCTGCCGGAACCGGACAGGCCATCGTCGAACGCTTCCTGAAGAAGCGCAAGGAGAAGTCATGAGCAAGGAACTTCGTAACCCCGCGGATGTCATCAAGGATCAGATCGAAGCAGAGCAGCGGTTCTCGTACTACCACGAACCGTCGATGTACCTGACGTACTGCATGGAGGTCTTCGAGGTGCGTCGGCGTCCCGACTCCTGGTCCGTCTTCAACGTGACCAAGGGCCGTCTCCAACTGCTCGACGACGCGGCCTTCACGAAGTTCTTCAACGACTTCATGGGACAGCGGATGCTCTCGGCCTTCGAGATCGACAGGAACGACGGCATGGACTTGAAGCGCGTCCGCGACGGCGTCGAGGAGGACGGCTGATGTACCGCGGCTACCTCTACACCGACGACAAGGAACTCCTCAAGGAACTCGGCGACGTTCACGTCGTAGGCGCGATGGAACTTGAGACCCGAAGGTTTGGCGACCTCAAGTGGGGGCGATGGCCTCGCAACGCGACGTGCATCATGACCTACGGCGATGCCGAGTCCTGCCTCGAAGACTTGCGGCCGTGGCAGCGGCGGATCGTGAAGAGGTTTGAGACCAGGCCGACGTGGGCCGACGTTGCCCGGTGCACCGAGTTGACGGGCCTCGCGCAACTCAACGACCCGGAGTACTTCGCTCCGAAGGTGTCGGTGATCGTCTCAACGCATAGGGTCGCGACGTTCGAGAATGGTCACGCTCTCCGATCGCTCATGCGTCAGACCTTCACGGACTTCGAGATCGTCCTGGTGCACGACGGCGAGGAAGTCGACCACCTCGAGGAAGTGCACACGCAGATCGGTATGCCGGTGACCAACCGCATCGGCTACCTCAAGGGTACGGCCGTCGCCGCGGCTCGGGCCGAGATCATCGTCGAGCTCGACCACGACGACGAACTGATGCCGGATGCTCTCGAGTGCATCGTCGAGGTCTTCAACGGCAAGCCCGAAGTCGGATTCGTCTACTCGAAGTTCGCCGAGGTCAAGGCCGACGGCACTTGCAACGAGTACCAGTCGCCGTTGTGGAAGTACAGGAGCGTCTTCAAAGACGGCCGATGGTTCCGCGTCGCCGACCTCCACGACGTCGAGGGCAGGTACGTCGTCAACGGGGTCGACAACCCGACGATCATGCACATGGGCCTCTGCCCAAACCATGTCCGAGCGTGGCGGCGGTCGGAGTACTTCAAGATCGGCGGCTACCGCGACCTGCCGTGGTGTGACGACTACGACCTGATGCTGCGGTTCCGGTTGCGGTCGACGAAGTTGATGTATGGCATCCATCAACTTCTCTACGTGCAGTACATCGGGAACTCGACATGGGTCAAGGATCCGGCCATGCTCACGCGCGGCATGATCGCCGTGCAGGAGACGTATGCCGATGAACTCAAGGAGAAGTTGGCGGCTACCATGATCTGATGTCGGAAGCCGAGATCCAACGGTCGATCGTCGAATGGGCACGGGAGAACCCTGACAGGGTCCCGTGCCTGTTCCGTGTCAACTGCGGTGTGTTCCG